TAGATACCCTTTTTTTTTATGCCTTACGGAAAAGGTACTTACGGAAACAAAGTAGGAAGACCTAAAAAAACAGACAAAAAAAAGTCTAAGAGTTTAAAAAGTAATCTAATGGCATTGAAAATGTCAAAAAAGTAAAGAACAATGGCTGTAGCTGCGACCACAGAACTTGAATGTATTAATATTATGCTTGCTGCAATAGGCGAAGCACCTATTAATACCTTAACTGGCACGCTTCCAGTAGATGCTGTTACTGCACAGAAGACGTTAGCTGAAATAAATAAAGACGTACAGAATGAAGGTTGGTCTTTTAATCAAGAGTTTAATGTCAAACTAACTAGAGATGGCAGTAATCAGATTGCTCTTGGTACAGACATATTGAAAGTAGATGCTAATGTTTTTGACCACCCAACTATTGATGTCATACAAAGAGGTCTAAAAATGTATGACAGGAAAAATAATACTTATGTCTTTGATACAGACTTAACTTGTAATGTTACTTACTTTAGAAACTTTGATGAAATACCTGAATCTGCTAGACGATATATAAATATAAGAGCAGCAAGAGTATTTGTAGATAGATTAGTTGGAGATGATGGATTAAGAACTTATACAGCACAAGACGAAGCAAGAGCAAGAGCAAACCTTATGGAAAATGATATGGATAATGCAGACCATAATGTTTTATCAGGCGACCCAAATCTTAATAATGCTATGAATACATTTACACCTGCTGATGTTCTTAACAGATAACTATGGCGATAGTATCAAGATCAATACCCACACTACTTAGAGGTATATCACAGTCTTCAGACTCTTCTAAGCAGTCAGATCATGCTGACATACAAGACAATGCTGACAGCAACCCAGTTGTAGGTCTAGTAAAAAGATCAGGCATACAGCACGTTACAAACTTAAGTACTAGCACACTAGGTAATGTTCATATTCAAACTATAAACAGAGATGTTAATGAAAGATATGTAGCGATATTTAGCAATGGTAATGTAAAAGTATATGAGCTAGATGGCACAGAAAAGACAGTAACAAAACCAGACGGAACTGCATACCTAAATACTTCAAACCCTAGAGACACGATTAAGACTGTAACTATTGCTGACTACACTTTTGTTGTTAATACAAATCAGGTAACTGCAATGGATTCAACTCTATCCGCAGGTAACATTACGCAAGCAATTATCTTTGTAAAACAAGTTTCTAACGATACTGTCTATTCTGTTACTGTTGATGGTGTGACTGTAACTGATGACACGACTAGCGATTCATCTCTTAGTACATCACAAGTTGCTGCTGATTTACAGTCAGGTCTTAATTCAGGATTATCTGGTTTTACTATTGCAAGAAGTGGAAGTGTAATACATATTAAAAAGAATGATGGTAGTAATTTTGCTATAGATGGTACTGACACTCAAGGTAATACTCAGTTAACG